CTGGCAAAGTCAAACCAGGATCAAAAGCTGCAAACCGACGTAAGTCGTACTGTGCAAGAAGCGCAGGCCAAATGAAAAAATTTCCAAAGGCTGCAAAAGATCCTAATTCAAGACTAAGACAGGCTCGCAGAAGATGGAAATGTTAAATGTACAAAAAAGCAATACTGCAAGCATTAGAAGATAAATACCAAGCACAAATATCAGAAGCAGACGCAACTTTAAAAATATACTTAAACAATCCTGTGGGTATAGGTGAACATCCTCAACATATAGAGGAGTGTGATAAGTTAATTACAAAGATATGTGATGCTGAACATAAAATAAATATTTTAAAGGAGTTTAGAGATGAGTGATCCTAAAAAAGGAACTGGTAAAAAACCAAAAGGTTCAGGAAGAAGATTATATACAGATGAAAATCCAAAAGATACCGTCCGTATAAAATTTGCAACTCCAACTGATGCTAGGAAAACCGTATCTAAAGTTAAAAAAATATCAAAACCTTTTGCAAGAAAAATACAAATCCTGACCGTTGGTGAACAGCGCGCCAAAGTTATGGGTAAATCAAAAGTCGCTGCAATTTTTAAGAAAGGCAAAGATGCTATTAGAAGAACTAGAAACAATAAGTAAATTACAAAAAATATTAAAAGATTCCTATCAAGCTGTCGGAGACTCCATGATATCAGGAGGTGTTGACAATATGGAAAAATACAAGTATTTGTTAGGACAAGCTCACGCTTATTATAAAATATCACAGGATATCTCTAACCTGCTAAAACCGAAGGAGCAAAAAAATGAAACAAAAAGAGACAACATTGTTAGGTTCGACGCAACCAAAGATTAAGTTAGCGTTAGAAGAAAAATACAAAAAACAAAATGAAGAAGAAATAAATGCTTATGAGCGTTTAAAGAAAAAAGAATCCGATAAATTACCAAACCCAACAGGGTGGAGAATATTAGTTCTACCTTTTAAAATGCCAGAAAAAACAAAAGGTGGTTTGTACTTTGGTCAAGACACTTTGGAAAGACAACAAGTAGCTTCTACTTGTGGATTAGTTTTAGCTATGGGTCCACATTGTTATGATAAAGATAAATTTCCAGAAGGTCCATGGTGTAAAAAGGGTGATTGGATAATTTTTGCAAGATATGCTGGGTCTAGAATCCAGATCGATGGCGGGGAAGTAAGATTGCTAAATGATGATGAAGTTTTAGCAACCATCGAGAAACCTGAAGATATACTTCATCACTATTAACATAGGAGAAAACTATGCAAGAAAATGCAAAAGAAAATATGGTTGACATTGATACTTCTGGTCCAGAGGTAGAAGTGGAATTACCAGAAGAAAAAACGGACCAAACATCAGCGGAGGATAAAACGCATGAGAATGAACGTGAAACAAAGCTTGAAAGTAATATTCAGTCCAATGACTCAGATAAGGAATTTGATCAGCAGCCTGATGTTCCAGTTCAAGAAGATAAAAGAAAACAAGGCGAAGAAAAAAAAGAACTAGACGATTATTCTGAAGGAGTAAAAAGAAGAATTGCTAAACTTACTAAAAAAATGCGTGAGGCAGAAAGAAGAGAAGAAGCCGCAACAGCATACGCAAAAAGTATTTTAGAAGAACAAGAGACTTTAAAAAGTAGATTAGCAAAAATCGATACTAATTATACTTCAGAAATGGAAGGTAGAATTAAATCTGGTTTAGAAGCTGCCGTTGCAAAACTTGCAAAAGCAAGAGAAGAAAACAATCTAAAAGATGAAGTAGCAGCTACAGCTGAAATATCTAGATTAGGTTATGAAGAGGCTAGATTAAAAGATTTAAAATCTAGACAATTAAAACCAAAACAAGAAAAAACAATAGAGCAACCTGAGGAATATTATCAGCCACCTGTTCAGAGAAGAGTGGATCCAAAAGCTCAAGAATGGGCAGATAAGAATACTTGGTTTAACCAAGATGTTGTTATGACTGAGGGTGCTAAAGCAATTCATAGACAATTAGTGGATGAGGAGGGTTATGATCCTGTGTCACAACCTGATGAGTATTATAAGGAAATAGATAGAAGATTAGCTCTTGAATTTCCCCACAAATTTGTTAAGAATGAGAAAGAAACGACAAAACCTACTCAAACGGTTGCTTCGGCAACGCGCAGTAGCAAAACAGGTCGCAGTAAAACCCAAAGACTCACACCGTCTGAGGTAGCAATTGCTAAAAAATTAGGTGTGTCACTCGATGATTATGCAAAACAAAAACAAAAACTCGCGAAGGAGGCGTAGACGCATATGACAAAAGACAACTTAAAAGACGCTCCACGTGCAAGTCAAACTAGGGAAAAAGAATCCAGACCCAAAGTTTGGCAAAGATCCAACAACTTGGATGCACCCCCTGCTAAAAACGGATATCGTTACAAGTGGATTCGGGCTGAGGTTCAAGGTTATCAGGACACTAGAAATGTTACTGGTAAACTTAGAGAAGGATATGAATTAGTTAGAGCTGATGAATTTCCTGAATACCCAGTTATAGAAGATGGAAAACATAAGGGGATGATCGGAGTTGGAGGCCTTGTGCTGGGAAGGATACCAGACGAGATCGCTGAACAAAGAAACGAATACTATCGAAGTATGCATGAAGATAAAGTCAAGGCAGTCGATAACGATCTCATGAAGGAACAGCATAAAAGTATGCCAATCAATATTGATAGGCAGACTCGTGTAACCTTCGGTGGCTCAAAGAAAAGTTAATTTTTTAACAATTCCTAACCGCCGGATAAACTAAATGTCTAAGGAGGACAACAACTATGGCAAATCAAGACGCTGCGTTCGGTTTAAAGCCGATCGGAAAAGTTGGTCAGAATAGAGACAATGGTGGTTTATCTGAGTATGATATAGCTGCTTCGGCAACTGCAATATATTTTAATGATCCAGTCAAAATGAAATCTGACGGGACAATTGAAGTAGCAGGTGCAGGAGGCGCGATACTAGGATCACTAGGCGGAGTCTTTTTTACTGACGCTAATACAAGCAAACCTACATTTGCTAATCACTTAAAAGCTTCTAATACCGCTACGGATATTAAAGGTTTCATAAGTGATGACCCATATGAAAGGTTTGAAATACAAACAAACAACACAGGTGCTTCTGCTAATACCGATATCTTCAATGTTGCAGATATTGAGTACACTGCTGGAAGTTCACCGGACTTCGTGTCAAAAGTTGAATTAAATGATTCAACTTTAGCGAATGGTTCATCTGCTACTTTGCAGATCTTAGGTTTATCTAGAGACCCATCAAATAATGAGGTTGGTTCAGCTAACGTCAACTGGGTAGTTAGAATAAACGAGCATGAGTTAGACATGAATGTAAATGGAGTATAAGGAGGATAACTATGGCCATTTCTAGAGGACAACTAGTCAAAGAACTAGAGCCGGGTTTGAATGCCTTATTCGGCCTGGAATATAATCGTTATGAGAATCAGCACGCTGAGATCTACACAACTGAATCTTCAGACAGAGCGTTTGAAGAAGAAGTAATGTTATCTGGCTTCGCTCAAGCTCAAGTTAAACCAGAAGGTTCTGGTGTTGCTTTTGACAATGCTCAAGAGACTTACACTGCAAGATATAGTCACGAGACTATAGCTCTTGCCTTCGCGATAACTGAGGAAGCGATCGAGGATAACCTGTATGATCAACTATCTTCAAGATATACAAAAGCGTTAGCTAGATCCATGGCGAACACTAAACAAGTTAAAGCTGTTAATCCATTAATCAATGGATTTGGCACTTTCACATCAGGAGATGGTTCGGCGTTGTTTGCAACAAACCACCCAACTATTTCTGGTACTGTATCTAATACTTTAGCTACAGCAGCTGATTTGAATGAAACTTCATTAGAGCAATCATTAATTGACATTGCTGCACTAACAGACGAAAGAGGTCTGAAAATTGCTGCAAGAGGTGTTAAAATGATTATCCCTTCTGAGTTACAATTCACAGCTGAAAGATTGATGAAATCTGTTGGAAGAACTGGAACAGCTGATAATGATATAAATGCAGTCGTATCTATGGGTATGGTTCCGCAAGGTTATAGAGTTAATAACTTTTTAACTGACACGGATGCGTTTTACATTATTACTGACGTGCCGAATGGCATGAAGTATTTCGAAAGATCTCCTATCAAAACTGCGATGGAAGGTGATTTCGATACTGGTAACGTAAGATACAAAGCTAGAGAAAGATACTCATTTGGTGTATCTGACTTTAGAGGTATTTTTGCATCACCAGGTGCTTAATATTTAACGATTTAAAAGGGGGCTTTCGGGCCCCCTTTTTTTATGGTAAATTGAAAGTATGAAAGATTATTTAATTCGATTAATTACTCACGATCTTCAAACAAAATTTATAATTTCTTCAAAAGAGCCTATAAACACTGCAGAAAATTTGACTCCGTTTATCATTGACTATCTAGGAAAAAATGATATAGAATGGGAGCCGTACCCATTAGGAACATATCTTAATGGATATTATATAACCTATGAGGAGGTTAATGATGGACGGACTAAGCACCATGGCGTTGTTCGCAAGGAAGCTCCTT